ATGATTTCAAATTCATCTTGCTTCAAGCGGATTCTTGGTATCTTCATAAAGTGTATTTAGCAAACTTCATAAGCCATTTAGCAAGGAATCCTATGCCAAAGCCTATGATAAACAACCAAAGATTAGGTTTTTTGTTTTTATGCTTTTCAGTTTTGTACTTAACTACCTCTACTTTTTCAATCATTCGTAAGGTATCTCTTTTTAACTTATACTCAATACGTGTTTGCAATCGTGTTTTAGGTACGTAGGAACGCTTGTAATGCACTATCGTATCTTTTTGGACTAATACCCTTTCCCACATAATTGAGTCTCTTAAAACGTACGGAATTGAGTCAATTGAATTTATGACAAAAGTGTCTGCTACCTCCTCACAACGGTAACCCTTCTTGATTGCTTTGCGTACGTGGTAATTTACCGAGCAAGATGTCGCAAGTATAGTAGATATTAGCGACAAAATAAGTAGCGAACTTCTCATAGATTAAAGGTTTTTAAGCATATCAATCATTCTTGGACAAGGGTAAATGTCGCTTTTATCTTTACGTACTGAGTTGTGGGTGTAGATTCCTTTCGTGTTTTTAAAGGCTTCCTTGTCAAGTCCGAATATTTCCGAACGGTATTCTTTTGGTATGTCGTAAGTTTCGCAAAGGTAAACAACTAACTGGCGAGTGCTTTCGATTTGTGCATCGGTGTATTTATACCAGTGCTTGTATCCTTTGTATGGTTGATCTAAAGTTGTTACCATTGATTCAGGTACAGCAGCATTAACGTAGTTATAAAACTTTCCGTTTTTTTCTTTTAAGTATCCCCAGTTGCAAACCTCAATACCAACTGAAGTTTTATTTAAGTTTTTGTACGGTACACCTTGCGCTTTAAATTCCTTATCGCCAACACCTAAATGCCAAGACCAATGTTTAGACGAAAAGCATTGAACTATTAAACCATCAGCTCCTATAATAAAGGCTGTTGCAATTCTCTCCGTGTTTCCGTTCCAGTAGCGACTAACTGCTTCAGCGTTGCCACCGCCTGCCGTATGGTGCAAGTAGATTTGTGTTTTAAGAGATTCTTCAGCAAAGAACTGAGACTCCTTTAAACGAGCTTGTTTAATTTTAGTGATGTCTAATTTCATACTACTTTAATTCTTCCATCTGCTCTTTGCCTCTCTTGACAAAAGCAATAAACTTATCCCAAACATTAACACCAGTAACTGAAAAGTAGCTTTCGTTAATGCTCTTGATTTCCGTGAATACGCAAAACGCAGTAAAGGCTTTAGTAAGTATTAAATCAACCGAAATAAAGTAGCCTAATAAATCCGCTAACACGAACTTTTCTACCATAAAGATAAATACTATTGCACCACTATATAAAAGGCTCTTAGAAATGGTATTAGAAAGCCTACGAGAGCGTATTGATGCCCATCCGTTTTTCTTTACGCTTCTCCAAATGCCGAAGCCCATATCAAGGATGATTGTAAAAATAGCCATTAAGACCATTGGCTTGACTGGAGCTAACACAGTAATCATAGAAACAAGAAAGAGAGATTTAGTTTTCATAAGAATTGATGATATGCCAAGTAAAGTAAAATGTCATACAAGCAGCGAGTAGCTTGTGATAGACGTGTTCTCCTTCGCAAATTAATGCAATGGCGGTTGCGTAACCACAAACAAAGTACATTGATCCTATTGCGTCTTTATGCTTCATCTCCTAAAAATTGTGGTTCGTATGGAAACTCCTCAGTAACACTATGTCCCGCAAATGCGTGCTTTGGGTTCTTTGGTTCTACCAAGTTACTGCCGAAGTCGTATGTCTCGGAACTCATTACGTCATAGTGGTAGCCATCAGCGTAAACGGGTGGGGTTACGATATTCATTCCATCCATTACGGGTGGGGTTACCATAATCAATCCAATTTCTACAACTGCAGCTACTCCTTCTCCGTAGGCTTCGTGTTTTTCTCCGTTGAACTCAACCTCGACAAGTATGCCTTTGGCTTTCAAGTCTGCGAGTGCTTGTTCCTTGTCTGTGTATGTTAGCTTGTAAATCATATCGTTGTAAGTTGTGCGAGTTGAGTATTTGTAAGGCGAGTTTTCCAAAGGGCTACTGCGTTTGTTTCTACATTAGAAGTGCTGCTAATATCTGCACCATTAATTTCAAAGGCACTAAAAGTAGGTACATTTCCGCTTGTGTCAGTTGCTACTTGAACTCCGTCAATATACCAAACAAAGTCATTTTGCTTGTATGCAATGGCGAGCTTATGCCTACCTACTGAAAGACCGCTTGATGAAAAACTGAATTGCAAAGTGCCGCTTATGAATCCGTCGCTTACGATTGTTCCATTCGCTTGCTGAAACATATAAATAGAATTCAAGTAAGCGTTAGACCCTACTGAATTTGCAAGCATAAAAATAAACGGACTCGCTAAATTTTCTCTGTAAAGGTCAACAAACAAAGTCCCCTCCGTTTGACCTATAAGCGAACTAATACCAGTCTTTGAAATAACATCTGCGTTGCGTGTTACACTTGCTGAGGTTGTAGGTATGTATGAGGTTGGGTATGCACCCGCTTCGAGTTGTGCACCCCAAGCATAGAATGAAGCTGAAGTGCTGAATACAACCCTACCTCTATTTGCTCCAAAAGACGGGCTTAAAGAGTTTGCGATGCCATACATACAAAACAAGTTAGTATCTCCCGTTGATACCTTTAAAGTAATTCTACGCCATCCGTTGCCCTCGTCTGAAATACTTGCAATAGGAGAAGTTACACCGCCACTTTGAAAAGTTGCAGTTGTTAGGTTGTCAAGGTCATAAACACCCGTTGCCCAATCCGTACCCGTTCCTTGATAGTTAAGCGAAATGTAAACAAATTGTGCGGTATTCTTTTTAACGTAGATACTTGAGGTTGTAGTTGCTCCACCCGTAAACGCTTGGTAAAAGTCGTGTATTGTATTAGTGCCATCTCCAGCCCATTGTTCTGCGGTTGTGTTGCCATCGGGTGCAGTTGTGGCATTGGCGGTCATTGTTCCGTTTATCTTATCCCAAGCCGCATTGTCAAAAGACGAACTATAAAGAGCGAGGTTTGTCCTTTGCGGTTCTACTAACAAACTTGGACAAGTACCGTTTGAGTAGTCAAGACGTGGTATGTTAAGTCTTGTTTCCGTCTTTTGGTAGTCTTTCGCTACTGAACCCTCAACTACTTGACCACCCCAAACTTGTATATCTGTTGCGGTTGAACTAAAGGTATCAATAAAAATAAAATCTATTGTTCCAACTCCAGTAACGGTATACCTATTCCAACCACTTTGTAGTGTTACAACATTGTCAGTACCTCCGTATGAGATAGCTATTGTTTGACCCGTAACTCCTTTTATCCAAACTGAAAAAGTACCATTTACATTAGTCAGTCCACTAATAGCTTTTGCCCAAATTTGATTGTTTGAAGTAAATAAAATACGTGTGCTTGTATTTGTTCCATCGGGTGCAGTTCCATAGTTAGCAGTTGCAGTAATACTGCCCAAATAAGCATACCAACCATTTGTAAAATCTTGCGACCAACTCAACAAATTATAAGGCACTAACTCAACCAACCCCGCAGAGTTTACTCGTGTTGCTGTGGTCGCTCTTGTTACTGACATATCGCCAGAACCATCCGAAGGAATAACGGAATATAATTTGCCCTCCTTATATCCGTTTGGTGTTACAATTAAAGAGGCAGTATCTAATAGGCTCATATTTGAGAAAGGTTTAAAATGGTTAAAGACATACAAAAAGTAGATTCCAATACTCCACCCTCTGAGGCTACTCTTAACTCTAAGTCAAAAGGTGCATTAAAGGTAGGTGTAGCGTAATCATACAAAGAATCTGCGGTTTTGATTTGGTCTCCCCACCACGTTGATTCGTATATTTTTCCCCAGCTTATGTTATTTGACATCTTTGTTTATTTTAGTTAGGAAAACACGAAGCTTCTCAATGTTCTCTTGTTTTGGTTTGTAAGTTCCTACCTTAGTTCGTGTTCTCATAATTAATTCTACCAGCCAGTGTAGTTATTAGAAGTATCAGGATACATATCTCCGTTAGTATTTAAAGTGTACTCAGGAAACAAGTTGTTGTTAAAGCAGATGTAATCAATGAATCTTTCGGTGTAGTGTTGAGCAATCTGACGTTCCTTTTCAATTAAAAAGTCTACTTCGTTTTTTTCTACGTTTTCAGAGTTCTCAGATGAGTGTTTGTAAACTCCTTTGTTAGCAATTGTATAAGCTGCGAAAGGTAAGTATTCTACCATTGCCCAATGTATCAGCATAGGCTTTACATACGTCTCAGTAAGCAACTCGTAGTTACCTGCAAGAGTATTTGCGATAATATCAGCCTGAATCTTTTGAAGTAATTTCGTGCCTAAGTAGTTTTGTATGTGAATGTCCTGAGCGATTTTGATAAACTGGATAAACTTATCCGTGTCCACGTTGCCATTAACGGCAGTAAACCTAACTAAATCGTCTCGTGTTATGAGTAGTGCAGTTGCCATTAATTAAATCTTTTGTTAGTTGGTAAAAAGCCTTGATTTGGCATATCTATAGGGCGCATTGCAACTTGCTGAGGATTTCTTACTCGATAACCTGCCTTCTCTGCTTTGTTGGTGCTGATAGTTTTTGCCTTAGGACTCAATGGGTCTATTCCACGACCTTCTTCAAACGCAACAAATGTTTGTCTCATCCATTTATGATGACAAGCACCACCACCTTTATATAAAAAAATGTCATATTTATCTGCTCCTCTTGCACCCCATCCAGCATTTACCACTTCTCTGCTCATTCTCTGAATATCCTCTTTGCGATAAATCTTATTTGCAGTAACCATCTTTTTACAAAACTCACGAGTATTGTCTTTAATACCTCCATCGTATCGGTAACGTGTAATAAACTTAAATCCATCAACTGTTTTATCTTGTTCTGATTTAGCTCTTGGATTTGCAGTACCAGTGCTTACAAAATTGTACACTTTAGATAGTAAAGATTGTTTTGATTTGTTAGCATTTTCAATCTCTAAGTCAATTGCATCTTCTTGATCGTAGTCAACTTCAAATTCGTCTATTAAAAGCCAATTTTCAGAAGGCTCTTCTCCTAAGTCTATAAGTGATTGAGCAACCTCGTTATCTAAGGATTCTTGTTTTGATAGTTCAGTGCCTGTCTCCTCTGCTACTTGCTCCTCAGTCATAGCATTTTCCAAATCCGTAAATTCAAGCGGTTTAAGCGTCTTAAAGAATAAGTTGAGGGATATGCCGTTGTAAGCTAAGATAGTGTCTAAGGCTTCAAGTATTTCGTCTTGAAGTGGCTTAATTACCATATTGTTAAACAAGATAAACGAGTTTTGAAGCTCATCAGCGTTAGATGAGAATCCGTTTGCTCCTGCAATACCAAATAATAGTGGAGAAGTAACGTTGTGTCCAAGCATAATCTTACGCATACACTCTTCAGATAAGTATGTGTAGTGTTCAGGTGCGTCATTCAAAGGTAAATCGTCTACCGTTGTTTTTGTGTCCATATTGTCGTTGAACGCTACAATGACTTTTTGACCTTTAGAGCCAGTCAACTTACTTAAAACTTTGTTTGTAATAATAGATTGCTGCTCCTCAGTTGGGACTCCGTTGTTAAAGTTGACCACCTTCGTGCCTGAGAATCCGTTTTGAACCTCGTTGATTAAGTAATCAGCTACCTCCTCCTCTAATAGTGCGTAGGGAACTGCGCCATTATAGTCAACGTAGGAATAATATTTCATACCAACTGCGTAAGGCTTACAAAATAAAATCTCAACCTTGTCTTTAGAAAATCCGTATGCAGGTATTCTTGTAGGTGGGTATTTCTTTATATCAGTCCAATCATCCGAATAGTAGTATCCTTCGATTTCTCCGTCTTTATTACACTTCTCTGCACGTAAAAGATTTACAGGAATATGGAAAGCCTTTAGGATTCTATCGTGTTTGTCGTTGTAGTGTACTTGAATAGCAAACTGACCAAGCATCTTACGGTCAATTGCCATTTTACGTAAGCAATCCTTATTGAAAAGAGCCATTGCCTGAGCGTACTCATTAGGCTTTCTTGAAGCATCTACTGCGGATAATCCACGACCATAAATTAAACGTGATATGTTATTTATAATTGCAGAATTTGTAGTGGAGTTCGTGTATCTATCCAATAGAAATTGGTAGTAGTTATTGTCTTCCCCAAAATCAACCCAAGCATCACGCTTACTCTCTTGAATTATGGGAGTAGTGTATGCCGATAGATTTAGTATGTGTACGTTGTTACTCATAAACTATGAACGTATTTGATGTGGTGTTAGATGTATATTGTCCGTTGTTTACGGAGAATGTCACGATGTTTTGGTCAGTACAAAAGATTCTATCCTTATAAACGATTGCTGAGTTTTTGTAAAGCACCAAATCGTAGAAATGACCTTCTATTAAAGCGAAAATAGCAGTCAACGTATTAACGTAATCGCCTGAAGTTTGCGATGTAATAGATACGGTTACTGGAGTGTTTGTTTGGTCATCAGTCAACACCATTGTAGTAGGTGTATCTCTTGGAATAAACGAGAACGTCTGAGCTGATGCTGATGTTGTTAGTACAATCATATTAA